TTTCTCCGAATTTGCGAAAGGGACATTAAAGATGCCTAGAGAACTATCCCAAGCTGAAAAAGATTATATCACAGAACACCACAAAAAGATGAGCCCTGACGCCATCTGCACAGACATGCCAGGCGTTGGTCCCAAGACGGTCATAGACTTCATAGAAAACGGCGTCATGCCCGAGGCTGATCGTGAAGAGTCAACAGAAGAACGTCACGAAAAAGTTCGTAAGGTGGGTCGTGCAGGATTGAAAGCTGGTGATCTCATGGGCAGAGACCCGGAGCGTGGTATTGCGGTAATGACCCCAGGTGCATCTGAATTGGCCGACGTAATGCGCATTACAAACAGGCCAAGTCACGAAGAGATTGCACGCAATTCTCCGAGTATTCATGTCATGGACCCGTCTAAAAAAGTGAGCTAATATGATGACAAAAAAACCTTGCTGTGGTGGAAATCCATCCACAACACAACCACATTCGCTTGTCGTTGAGTCATATGGTTTGTGTTTGCAGTTTGATGAATTTATAGAGAACAAAGCCATCTGGGTTGTGGATCTCAAAGACGGCACGCGCGTCTTCCAGGACGATGAGCGTCCAGGACTACACACACCCAGCGCATGGAGGCGCCTGGGGTACTATGCTCAAGACTATCCTGATAATCCAATAGTCAAGATGCGCCTGCGTTTTGGTACTCATATTGTAGGATTGCCATCTAATCAACCATTCTATTTCTATTCACGTGGTCTGCTTCAGGGCATGACACAAACCCATGGTATGTCTTTTCATATTGTTGGTGGTCCCAATGACACTGGATCAGTAACCTGTGTGTGGTACAAGACTCCAGAATTAGAAATTTCTGACCGCGCAATGCGCCAGATTACAGACTGTCAGCCAGAACAAATAATTGGAGACTTGACAAATCTCGATCTCTTGCTATAATATAATATCATGGCTAAGAACAGAACAAAAGCAAGTCGCTTTCCCTCTAATTATGGTGGTGGTTGGGTCTCTCCCGGCCAATACATCACTGAATGTATGTGCGTCTTGATCGCCAAACGCGAACGTGCCGAACTGTTTGACCAGTTCTGGAATCAAGAACCCTGGAAGGCGATATTTCGCCGACAGGTTCCGCTCGCTATCAAATTGCTGAAAAAACATCCCCCGGAGGTAGTTCTCGCTACTCTGCGAGACCGACGCTGTTGGAAGATACATTCATTTGGAGCCAACTGGTTGTTAAAACCACTGCTGACCCAGAAGCAACGCGAACATGACGCTAAACTTGCTACAGAACCCACCACTGAGTTGGTCAACACCTCTACTGTTCAAAAGCCTCGACGCATCTTGACAGGCAAGAAGTCGTTATTCCATCAATTGAAAGAGGCTGAGAATGGCCAAGAAGAACAAAGCTGATAAACCCATATCACTCATTAGCAAAGATTTAGTCAAAGAATATGGCAAGCAAGCCTTCATTAGAGGTGACCAACTAGAAAGTAATAAGCTAGTACATGTTAGTCCACGTATTGACCTATTGTTGGGCGGCGGCATACCAGGAGGTAGCGTTGTTACACTAGTGGGAGACCCAAAGTGTGGGAAGCTTCAACCCTTGCATTCCATTGTGTGGACACCGACTGGTCCAAAATCCATGGGCACCATAACTGTTGGTGATAAAATCTGTACTGAAAATGGAATATCTGATGTTATTGGTGTATTCCCACAGGGCAAGCATAAAATTTATGAAGTCCAATTTTCGGATGGTGATACGTGTGAGTGTGGTGGCGAACACCTATGGGCAGTTCACGCCCAACACAAAAGTCAGACGGAATTGTTGACCACTAACCAACTTATGGAATCAGGTCTTACATATTCCGATAGACTAAAATGGTCAGTGCAACTGCCAGAGCCAGTATGTTTTGAAAAACGACACATAACGATTGATCCGTACTTACTTGGTTGTTTGTTGGGCGATGGCGGTATGACACAAAGACAATTGTACTTTACCAATATAGACCAGGACTTATTGTGTGAGGTAGCCTCATTATTACCAAAAGGGTACGAATTAGTTGCAAGAACGTATAAGGACCATGCAATAAAATCTAATGGACCAAATATACTTCGACAACAATTGGATGAATATGATCTACATGGAAAAACATCACACACGAAGTTTATTCCCAGTGCATATAAACTCAACACACAACAAATAAGAACAAGCGTATTGCAAGGTCTTATGGACACCGATGGTAGTGTGTCTAAGCGTGGGTGGTGTGAATTTACTACCGTCTCACTGCAATTAGCAAAAGATGTCAAATTTATAGTTCAATCTTTGGGTGGAATATGTACCATAAGAGATAGAATAACCACGTGCAATGGCAAAGAGTTCCCATCCTACCGGTGTGGAATTAGAATGAACGACACATCTATCTTGTTCAGACTAGAAAGGAAAAAACAACGTACCAAACAACGCACAAAAGGAACATTGCGCAGATTGATTAAAAACATCAGATATGTTGGGGAGGCAGACGCACAATGTATTAAGGTTGGAACAGATGAAGGATTATATCTCACCGACAACTTCATAGTCACCCACAACACTGTAACAGCACTACATGTCCTTGGCAAAGCACAACAGGTAGGTCGTCCGGTGTTCTTTCTGAACGTGGAAGGTCGTATTAAACCACGTGACTTGGCTGGTATCAAATGTCTGGATGAATCCAAACTGGAGATTGCTAGGTCATATCGAGATCCAGCCACAGGACAGGCGAGAATTCTTAAAGCACATGAGTTTCTCAACATCGCAGAAGATATTGTGAACAATGTTCCCCATGCTGTTATTGTTATTGACTCTATATCACAACTCGCAACATCCAAAGAAATGGAAAATGAACTGGATAAGCAAGACAGAGCACCTGCGGCTACTCTAATGTCAAAGTTCTGCAAGCGTGTGTGCAATACTATACCAGTGAATGATACCATCCTCATCGGTATTCTGCACTTCTATGCTAACACCAGTGGCTATGGCAAGAGCAAGCTGGTCAGCGGCGGCACAAAAATCAAGTATGGCTATGATGTTGGTCTAGAGTGTAAGGGATTCAAGTTTATCAGAGAAGGTGGATTGGCAGACGGTCGTCCCATGGGTCAAGAAGTTGATTGGATGACCACGTCTACTGCTTTCGCACCACCGGGACAGCGAGCTAACTCTATGATTACGTATGGCGTTGGCATTGACGAGCTATATGAGATTGTAGACATGAGTATTGAACTTGGGTTCGTGCAACAAAGTGGGGCATGGTTCAAGATGATGTACATGGAAGACCATCTTCCTGCTGAAGAGTGGGACGATGGTAAGCCATTCAACGTACAGGGTAAAGATAGATTGATTAGCCGCATTCGTGAAAACGAACACGAACGCGAGTTGTTGTTGCAGGATTTTTATGCTATGATGGGGGTGAAAGAATGAGTGTTGATGATTTGAGCGGAAAACAACACCCGTGGCCGCCACAAGGTCATCAGGTTGGCTTTAATGACAAGAGGTCAAGATCGTCTCTGCATCTACGCTGTAGGGAACTATTGCGTCAAATGTATCCCACTCAACCCATACTTGAAGAAGTGCCTATTCCAGGCGAAAATCTTGTATGTGATTTCTACTTACCACGTCGCCAAGTCGTGATCGAGTGCCACGGAGAACAACATTACAAATTCACGGCACACTTCCATAAGGACCGTCGCGGTTTCGTTCGTGCTTGTACTCGTGACAATCGCAAGATTGAGTGGTGTCACTTAAATAATTTCAGCATGGCGATCCTGCCATTTTCGGAGAATGATAATGAGTGGAGAGAACGAATCGAAGAAGCAGACGATTGAACCAGTAGACTTGAAACATGAAAAAGTTTTACAATTGTTGGAACAGTATCCAGCGAAGCTAGGACTTGGTGTATTGCGTCCAAACAACGAGGTGGAACGCTTCCTGACCATGACCGTTATGGAAATTCGTAGGATGGACGCCGAGGAGTGTGGCGAAGCAGCGGTGATATTGAATCAGGCCGGCACATACATACAACTAACATTGAATCGTTTGCGTGCTGATATAGATTGGTGTAAACAAATATATTGATTGGATAGTGGCAAGCACCATTGCACAGTATGGTGGTAAGTATACACCGTTTGACTATCGCAGACTATTGGCAAGTCAGGATAATGACGTGGCTATGAAGCTACACAAGATTGTTGGTAGTGCTGAATTGCAGGCCAAGTGCATAGAGTATTTGCCTAATCAACTACGTGCTACATCCAAGTCGTTCTCCGACCTACAACAAACCAAGAGGAGTCAAAAGTTATGAGTACAGTAAGAGAGATTTTTCGTGAAGCTATTGCCACACACAACTGGGTGGATATATGTGCGGTATATGAAGTTATTACTGGCGAATCCGCACCGGATGCCATAGTACCACCACCAGATATTCTTGACCAACAAATGACCATCTCCGGGCCCGAGAATCCTCTGGACGTAGAATACGAAGAGATCAACATGGATAGTGATCTATTAGATGATCCAATTGCGGAGTGGGACAGCCTGCCAGATGCACGTCTTCCTAATACACCACCACCAGTAGTTCAACAGGCCATGGAAGAAGAAACTGATGACGTAGCATCAGAATTCCATATCGAACATGGAGCAGCACAAGAAACTACCAACGTAGACGGAGAACAACAATGTCGCAAGGAATCTATGCAAATTCCAAGCAAGCGAAAAAATAGGTTCAGGGACAACGGAAAGTTGCACAACGACGAGAAAGTAACTGACCATCCAGAGTTGGGTACCAAGTCTGCCAGACCACGTGGTGATACACGCAGCAATGAGTTGGGTACAGACACAGGCAGCAAAGTAAGTGTACAGTGTAAATTATGTGGTAAAAAAGAACAAATAGCTGCCATTTTATCCACTGGTTACAATACTGATCCAGAACATAACACGTATAGATGCAACACATGTAACACACCCAATGGTCGCGCTAAGCTAGATCGACTAACCAGAAATAACAACATGAACAATCAAGCACCGCGACGTGGAAAAGACACAAGCGCCAAAAGGAGAGTATAGTACATGACAAGCCACCGTGAGGAAAAGATGGCTGACCGCGCCGCTGAACGTGCTGTGTTGTGTGGACTATTTCAGTATGGTGAAGATGCACTATTGGACGTGGTAGATTTCTTGGATGCTAGCAGCTTTACTGATCCACTGAATCAAGCCACATTTAAGTGTATCACCCATTTATATGAGAAGAAGGAGATAAAACAGTTTGACCAAACCTCCCTCATCGCATGTGCTAGTGAGCTTGGATACGATACGTTTTTTGATAAGGCTGCTGACTTAAACCATCTTCGTAGTCTGATGACCGGTCGTGTCTTGTTGGAAAACGTTAGAACCTGGGGAGCACAAGTACGTAAGCTACAAGTCGGTCGCCTATTGCGTGACCAGCTTCGTGACGCCGCCATGAGCCTAGAAGATATTAAGGGCACCGAATCCATCGAGGCCATTTTAGGATTGGCTGAAAGTGTTGTGTTTGATTTCAGCAGTCTGCTCCACAACGACGAAACCTCTACCCCACAGCTTATAGGTGAAGGTCTCATGGAGTATCTTGATGCTCTTGAGGCCAACCCTGTGGATATTGTTGGTATCAGTAGTGGTATGAAATACTACGATCAAGCCATTGGTGGTGGCTTTCGACGGAAGACGGTATCAATGATTGGGGCTAGGCCAAAGATTGGCAAAGCGCAACCACTTGACGCCATAGTATATACTCCGAGTGGTCCAACAACCATTGGCAAGTTGCAGGTGGGGGACATTATTTGCACTCCAGACGGCAAAACATCATCAATAATTCAACTCCACCCACAAGGAAAAATGGCAACCTATAGGATTACTTTTAGAAATGGAGACACTGTTGAATGTACCAAAGACCATCTTTGGAGTGTAAAACACTACAGATGGAAAAATGAAAAAATCCTATCACTGGAAGAAATGCTATTGCATGGAAATAACAAATGCAAACCAAGCAATGGCAAAACATTTCGTCATAAATGGAGCGTCTCACTACCACAGCCAGTGTGTATGGAACACGACACAACCACAACTATACATCCATATATTATGGGTTGTTACTTAGGAGATGGCAGCACCAGAAGTCATGGTATCACCATAACTAGTGTAGATAATTTTATTGTACAAAAAATACAATCGTTGTTGCCAAGTGGATGCTTATTATCTAGGGTGTCCAATACTCCCACATACTACTTTACGAATGCCAAAATCTTCAAAGATGAATTGAAAAAACACAACCTCTTTGGCAAAAAATCTCACCATAAGTTCATACCACATGCATATATGTATAGTGATGTAGAAGATAGAGCCGCACTACTAAATGGTTTAATAGACACAGACGGAACCATTGACCAAAACGGAAACTGTAGTTATACTACTGTGTCTCAACAACTAAAAAACGATATTATGCTATTGGCACAATCTTTGGGATGTCTATGTCGATACACCAAACGTCAAACAACTTGCGATGGCCAAAAATTCTGGTCATATAGAATAAACATAAAGCACAATGATACTACACAATTACCCTCACTACCCAGAAAAGTTAATCGCGGAATAGTACGAACTAAACAACCATTAAGAAAAAACATATCGCAAATTGAATACATAGGTCAAAAAAAATGTCAGTGTATTACCATAGCTCATAACGATGGATTATATCTCACTAACGGATATACCACAACCCATAATTCCATGCTTGCAGCCAACATTGGTATGCACATAGCTGGTAAAATAGGAATCCCCGTGCTATATCTTGACACTGAGATGGTACGGGAAGACCATTGGTCTCGCATGCTACCAAATCTGTGTTTGAAAGCTGGAACCCAAATAACAATCAATGAGCTTGAAACAGGACAATACTCCACCACAAACCATAAGCAGGCAAGGGTGCGTGAAGCAGCAGCGATACTTGCTGGTGATGATAATAACACACCAATGCCATTTCACTATCTTAATGTCTCAGGTAAGCCATTTGAGGAAATCGTTTCCATCATGCGTCGTTGGGTCACCAAAGAGGTTGGGTTTGATGAAGAGGGTAACCGCAACGATTGTGTCATCCTCTACGACTACATGAAAATGATGACGGGTGAAGGTCTGAATGACAGCATGAAGGAATATCAGGTGCTCGGTTTTATGATGAGTGCCCTACATAACTTTGCTGTACGACATGATGTTCCCGTGCTTAGCTTCATTCAACTTAACCGAGACGGTATTGATCGAGAGAGTACCGACATCATAGCTGGTAGCGACCGTGTCTTGTGGCTAGTCACCAACTTCACTGTCTACAAACTCAAGAGTGCAGAAGAGATTGCTGATACGGGACCACAGCATGGAAACTGTAAGCTTGTACCAATTAGCGCACGTCATGGCGAGGGATTATCTCCAGGCGATTACATCAACGTAAGATTCGAGGGTAGATTTGGCAGCATACAAGAGGGTGAAACTAAGTATAATGTCAAACAACAGGAAAGATCCAATCAACCAGTAAGTGATTCGGAAACTGTGCCATTTGATGGCGGGGAAAGCAATGTATAGTTCAACACAGGTTAATCAGATAACTGATGAGTGTTGCGAGGTCATAGAAGACATGCTAACCGAGTTGCACGTAGACTTCACTCGTAGCAACCGTCGTTTGTTTGGGCCGTGCCCCATACATGGTGGAGATAACCCATCCGCATGGAATCTATATCCAGAAGGTGATGATGTTCGTGGTATCTGGTTCTGTCGTACTCACAATTGCCACGAGAAGTGGAAGAAGACACTGGTTGGTTTCGTTCATGGTCTTTTGTGTCGTCAAACGCGCAAGGAATTACGATGGACAGTCGCCGTTGATTGGATGATGAAGTTTCTGGGCTACAAGAATGTATGCGAAGTAAAGACACCAGACGCCGCCACATTAGAACGTCAACGCTACAACCACATGACACGACGTTTTAACGTAATGCCACACACCCAGAATAAGACGGTGTGGACCCCAGCAAAATATCGTCAGGCCATGGAAATTCCGTCGCAATACTACGTAGCTCGTGGTTATACCGAAGAAATCCTAAAGCGATACGATGTTGGTTTTGCTAGTCGTACCAATAGGTCGGTCATTCCAGTCTATGACAATGAACACAAAACCATAGTGGGCATGACAGCACGCACACACTGGGATAGATGTGAAACGTGTCACTACTATCACCAACCAGAACAAGATTGTCCAACCCGCATTGTTGACCAAATAAACGCATGCAAGTGGAAGAACTCTCCTGGTTTTGAGGCGGCGCACTATCTCTATAACTTTTGGTTTGCTCGCCAATCCATAATAGATAGCTGTGTCATTATATTGGTTGAAGGACCGGGGGATGTATGGAGGCTAGAAGAGGCCGGTATTAAAAACAGCGTAGCAATCTTTGGCACTGACCTCACAGAAGAACAACTGACCCTCATTGAAAGTTCATGGGCCATGAATGTTGTTGTGTTGACTGACAATGATGAAGCTGGTCGAGGGGCAGCGAAGAACATCAAACAAAAACTACAACGCACGCACCGTCTGTATTTCCCAACCCTCGCTGCTGATGATGTTGGAGACCTGCAAACAGACCAAGTCACCGACGATATTTATCCAGTCTTAGAACGAATTCACACATTTAACCAACAAGTTGGAGTCACACAATAACCACGTAGTTCCGCTTACCAGTCGGCTGCGTAGCCGTACTTCCAAATTCCACTCGTGGTTTAATACACTTTTTGTAGGCATGTAGTTTCGGATACCAGTCGGCTTAGACCGTACTTCAAATCTCCACTCATGCCATTTCTAACTCGTATCTATTTTTTTACAGGAGATTTTTCCATGTGTAAACTCATGGCGGATTTTGGCAGCAACAAGGTGTTTGTATGGAATACAGACCGACACATCGACACCGCAGAAGAACTTACCCCTGCGGAGTTTTTGGATTTACCCAAGAGACTTGAACCGGGAACGCGCCTCATCGTTGAAAATGCACACATGGCCGTTGCTAGGTCTAAGTATTCGAGGGCACAATTTTTCACTAAAAAAGAATTGGAGCAGTTTAGTCAAGATGGTCGGAGCCTTGATATTGAGTTGTTTTGTGAACAACAAACGGGGCGCGCTAGAAACGACGCTGGCTTGGTGCATAAAGATGATAAAAATGATATGTTGGCCATGCATCTATTAACCGAAAAGTACCCACATGTTGCACTGAAGAAGATGCCAATGAGTCTTGAACCATCACTCGTGCGTCAAGAAGGCCAAGGGTTCAAAGATGATACCACAAACATACTTAATATAACCAGAGGTGGTGGCGACAATGCATACACCTCGCAAGATGATAAGCTCTCACTATTTTTGATTAACCACCTAGAGGAGATTGGTCAACAACTCTCGGATGAAACCAAGGACGTATTTAGGCTCACCGATGACCATAGATACAAACGCGACTGCACTACTGGAAAAGCTGGAACATTTAAGTTGGGCGGTGTGTGTTTGAGCCAAATCTATTCCATAGCCTCGTTGCTCATGGATTGTGACGGCAATCCACGCCTGCGTGAATCTACCGGAAAACTGGCCGGATGGAATTTCATTAGACGACATGTCTTGCGAATGTCTCCATATCATCGACGTGGTGGAGTAGCAAGAAGCAACTTATATTATCATGGCATCAGACATTACATCGCGCCCAGGATAGCTCAAACAATTTACGACAGCATCGACCTCGATACTGTTTCTATTGAAACTTTATCTGAGCGTTTTGATCCACCGTTGTCAAGCATGGCAGACAAAAAAAAGACAAAACGTCTATCGGACTATACATCTGAGTGGGCAACCATGGATAAGAAGGATAAGAAAAAAACACTACTGCCACGCATCACCAAAGCCATGAAAGGTAAAAAACGTGGTCGTAAGCGTGACGCAAACCTATGTATAATCGAAGGCTCGGACTTCACCAAGGAAGAAGAACGGGAGTTTTTACACCATCGCAAGACATATAGTAAAGCCATGCAAGAATTGTTTTTCGTAATCAAAAAATGTGTACGTAGTTCCAA